GTAAGTCATTTTGATATTATTCATATCAATGTCCATAGCTTATTCCTCCTCGCCAAAGGTTTGGGTCCACTCCTCTGGAGTGATGCCTGTCATAAGGAACTCTCGCTGATCTTCAGATAGATCAGGAAAGACGTTTTGAATTAACTCCCCGTTTGTCCAGCGGTCCAACTGAGCATTCGTAATCGGCAATTCCATTGAATTGGTTTCGCCGGATATCATACTTGTTCTTTCGATCAGCATAGTTTTATTCCTTATTTTGACATAGAAAAATAACAAAAATAAATGCAGAAAATAAATAATAATCAGCAGAATGACCAGCCATTACATTATAGAATGTAATGACCAGCCAAGCTGCCAACCACAGCTTACGCTGTAGCACGATGCCGAAGTTCCTTATCTTCCGGCAGGTTGTCAAGGTTAAATATAACCTTGAAGCTACCACTAGGGTGAAGCACCCTAATGGGACGACCACCATCCTTTGCCTTTACAAAGGCATCCCCCTTTTTATTGAGGGTGATCCAACGGCCCTTTGGGCTAAGGGCTTGAAGTGTCTTTTCGGTACGTTTCGTCATAACTTTCTCCAGTTGTTTTAGAATATCTATCTGCTTATCACAGATAAGCTAAGTAGATATATATTCTATTTGGTTTAATCCCCGAAGTACTCAGCGACTAATTCTTGGTCTATGTTATAGACCAGTGTATATTCAACGCCATCTTCCACCAAAATATCTTTGGCAAAAGACTTTGCCTTTACAAGGCAATTAAAGTCGCCACGATATTCCTGACCCTCATATTCATCTTGAATATCCCTAGCAGCGATTACGAAGTAGTCCATCCAAATCCTCCATTTTAAAAACCCTCTATAGGGTTCGTAGAACTTACCCTATAGAGGTTTTTTAAGTTTATCAGTCGCAATATTTCAGCAACCATTGTGGACAATGGACATTGTAATGGTGGAGCGAACAGACCAATAGGTCTGATTGACCCGTTTTAACAAAGTCCAAGATATCTTTGATAAAGTTTAGAACCATAACCAAATCCTCCTATTTTAAAAACCCTCTATAGAGTTCGTAGAACTCACTCTATAGAGGTTTTTTAATTAACCAAATACTCCGAATTGTCCCAATAGGAACATAGTTCCTAACCAGACAAAACCCAACAATCCTAATCGGATTGTGTTGTGACGCTGTTGGGCTGCTTCTCGGCTCTGCCGAATTGTCATGGTATTTCCTTTCCTGCTATTTTAAAAACCCTCTATAGAGTTCGTAGAACTCACTCTATAGAGGTTTTTTAACTTCCTAATATGAGTTATTTAACTCATATTCAGCTTCAGTGAGATCATCAACGGTCTGAAGCCATACTCCACTGTCGATCTCGTAGAGATCAAACCCGATCCCGTCTGGCGCTACGGACACCTCGACACCCAAGGTTGCGGCGATGCTGTTAACGATTTCGATATTGGTCATTGGTGTTTCTCCATTTTAAAATATCTCTACTGCTTATCGAAGATAAGCTAAGTAGTAGATATATTTTAGTTTCATCATAGCCCTTGTCAACCCTTCATCGAAGGGTATTTGAATTTCATCGACTGTTGCATTTATGCAACAACTACTGAGATTCGACTAAGCCGTTGGATTTATTATTATATATAAGTTTTTTATAACACTTTGTTTATATAAAAAACTAATATATAACTTTCTTTTCTATGAAAAGGGGTGCATATATGTCACAGTCTACATAATTCTTACAGAATTATGGATCAACATATTGAAAATATGTTGCATATTTGTCACAGAATAAAAAAAGATACCTTTTTTTAAAACTTTAAAGACTAAGTAGTCTTTAAAGGAACCCCACCCCAAAAAATTGGGCGGAGGCGTTATAATATATACATAGCCTCTAAAAAATTTACAAAATTATTGAGGGTCTTTCATCAGATAAAAAATATTTCTGTAGCTATTATATCACATAAATTAAAAAAATCCAAATTGGGGGTTGCATCCCTTACTCATATACTGTATAATACTATATAGAAATCGGGAACCCTGAAGAATTTATTCTTTTATTTTCTTTTATTCTTTTCTTTAATTAAAAATTAACATTAAAAAACAATAATAAAGAGTGGTTATGGAAATTTCTGAAGACTATATAGACTCTCAAGACAATGCTGTAGATTCTTTAGCAACTTTAAGTATGTTGTTAGATGATCTTGTCTTACAACAGAGCCATGAGGATTTTATTTCTTTTGTTCGTGCTGTTGCTCCTACTCTTATTTCTGATTGGAAGATGGGACGACATATAAAATTATTGTCGGATAAGCTACAAGGAGTAAAAGAAGGAAAAATAAAAAGGTTAATGGTCTTTCTTCCTCCTCGTTCTTCTAAATCGGTGATCTGTTCTAAGATATTTCCTGCATGGTATATAGGGAATAATCCACAACATGAGATTTTGACGATATCTCATAGTGATCAACTTGCTTCAGACTTTGGTAGATCGGTAAGAGATATAGTAAATACGGAACAATTCCAAGATATCTTTCCCGGTGTAGCTCTTCGTAGTGATGTTAGGGCTGCTGGTAAATGGAAAACAAATTTAAATGGTACTTATTATGCTGCTGGTGTTAGATCACAGATTGCTGGTCGTGGCGCACACATAGCAATTCTTGACGATGCCATGTCTGAAGAGGATTCTTTCTCTGAAGCTGGAAGAAGGTATATTAAGGAATGGTATCCTGCTGGTTTGAGAACTCGTATCATGCCCGGTGGTTCCATTGTTATTATTAATACGAGATACCATCACGATGATCTCTGTGGATGGCTGCTAAAGCAGGAAGAAATCATGGATATGGAAAGTACATATCCTTGGGATGTTGTTAAGATTCCTGCGTGGGTTGACGAGGAGTCCGCAGAATTACTAGATTTACCTGTAGGTACGTCTTATTTTCCAGAGTGGAAACCAGATGATGTATTACGAGTTGATGAAGAGGAGATAATAGCTAGTAATGGTTCCCGATACTGGGAATCTTTGTATATGCAGAACCCTACACCGGAAGAAGGTGGTATTATAAAGAAGAGATGGTTACAGAAGTGGGAATATAGTGAACCTCCTTCTTGTGACTTTATTATACAAACATATGATACTGCTTTTTCTACGAGGACAACTGCTGACTTTTCTGTTATTCAGACATGGGGTATCTTTGATATGCCCGAAGAAGACTATGAAGGGCGAGAGTACTGGGGTAGTAATTTAATTTTGCTTGGTAATACCAGAGGTAAGTTTGAATATCCTGATCTAAGAAAGATATCACAAGAGTTATATAACGAATATAACCCAGATGTTTGTATTATTGAAAAGAAAGCCAGTGGTCAGTCTTTGATACAGGATTTACGCAGGAGTGGTTTACCTGTTATGGAGTACAATCCTGATAAGGATAAGGTGTCTAGAGTGTATGCGGCAAGTCCCATGTTGGAATCAGGTAGGGTTTGGTTGCCGGAAGGTAAACGATGGTCAGACGAATTGGTAGAAGAGTTGATTACTTTTCCTCATGGGCGTAACGATGATCAGGTGGATGCCTTGGTCATGGCGGTACACTATATGAAGGAATCATGGCGGTTGGGACATCCTGATGATCCTAACTGGGAAGACGATGTAAATCATAGAAAACAAAAAAGAGTTGCATACTGGAGAGTTTAGTGGTATAATATAGGGGCAACAATTAATTTTAAAAGGAAAAAAATAAATGGGATTGGTTGATGCAGAAAAAATAAGACATGATTTAAAAAGACCTGTACTTCAGGATTATGATAGTTGGAATGCATATCATAAAGAATTAATGGAATATTTATATTTAAAATTTAAGGATACATATAGTAATGGCGACGGAAAGAAATCCATATGAGGCAATACCTTCAGCAACAGTAGTACCGATTCCAGAATCGGGAGCTACTATTGATATTAATGAGAATGTCACTTTTGATATAGAGGAAGATGGTGGCGTTGTTGTTAATTTTGAAGAGAGTATTGAGATTGAAACTAAACCTGATATTCAGGAATGGTTTGAAAACCTTGCTGAGAAGGTAGAAGATTATGATCTTGAAGCAATAGCGGAAGGTGTATTTGAAAGGTATGATGCAGACAAGTCTTCCAGAGAAGAATGGGAAAGTATGTTTGAACGAGGCTTTGATCTTCTTGGTCTAAAGCTGGAAGAAGCATCTGAACCTTTCGAGGGAGCCTGTACCGCTGTACATCCTCTTCTTATTGAGTCTGCTGTTAAGTTTCAATCAAAAGCATCGGGGGAACTCTTCCCCGCATCTGGTCCTGTAAAGACACATATTATGGGTGACTTTACTACTGAAAAAGAAGTTCAGGCTGATAGAGTCGAACAGTTTATGAATTATCAATTAACAGAACAGATGCCCGAATACTTTGATGAATTTGAAAGGATGCTTTTCCATCTACCTCTTATTGGTTCTGCCTTTAAGAAAGTTTACTATGATTCGGCTTTGGAACGACCTGTATCAGAGTTTGTTCCTATTGACCAATTTTATGTGTCTTACTACGCAAGTGATCTAAGAAAAGCTGATAGATATACACATATTATTTATCGCAGCCCACATGATCTTAGAAAAGAAATTATGTCTGGTATGTATATGGATATTGATCTTCCAGAAGCATATGTACCAGAACCATCTCCTATATCTTCTAAGATAGATACGGTAATGGGATTAGCGCAAACAGGAGAGGATGATCCACAGTATGTTCTTCTTGAACAGCATTGTTATCTAAATCTTCCTGAAGATTCAGAATGTGGTGATGATGTTTCGTTGCCATATATTGTAACCATAGAAGAACAATCAAGAAAAGTTTTAAGTATTCGTAGAAACTATAGACCGGACGATCCCACTAAATCTAAAATCATGCATTTTGTAAATTATAGGTTTGTACCGGGTTTTGGTTTTTACGGGTTAGGACTGATCCACTTCCTCGGTAATCTTACAATGACTGCAACAGCAGCAATGAGAGCCTTGGTAGATGCGGGTCAGTTTGCGAACCTGCCGGGAGGGTTTAAAGCTAAGGGTGTGAGAATTGTAGGAGACAATGATCCGATAGCGCCCGGTGAGTTTAAGGAAGTGGAAGCAACTGGTATAGACCTTTCTAAGTCTATCGTTCCTTTGCCATACAAGGAGCCTTCCTCAACCCTATACCAGATGTTAAATTTTGTAACGGCTACAGGACAGAAGTTTGCTGACAGTACAGAAAAGATAGTATCGGAGGCTTCTTCGTATGGACCTGTGGGTACAACTATGGCTCTTCTTGAAGCGTCTAGTAAATTCTTTAGTGCAATTCACAAAAGATTACACAAGTCGCAGAAAGATGAGTTTAAAATTTTGGCTCAGATCAACCATGATTATTTGCCAAATGAGTATCCTTTCGATGTACCGGGTGTATCTCGAAAAGTTTTGAAAAAGGATTTTGACGGCAAGGTAGACATTATCCCCGTTAGTGATCCTAATATTCCTTCCAATGCTCATCGCATGATGTTGGCTCAGATGACGCTGCAATTGGCCCAGCAATCCCCTCCCGGCATGTTCAACATGGAAGCATTGAATAGAACTATTCTAGACGCTGCTAACATGCCAAACCTTGATCAGATTTTACCGCCGAAGAAGGAACCGCAACCGCTTGATCCCGTATCGGATATTGTTGCCGCAACAAGAGGTTTACCTATTGCTGCCTTTCCCGGTCAAAACCATGATGCACATATTCAAGTAAAGATGGCATTTCTGCAAGACCCACAGATGGGTGCCAATCCAACAATGCAAAGAGTTGTTCCGATATTACAATCCAATATTCAAGAACACATGGTAATGAAATATCAAGAACAGGTTGGTGGTGTAGCACAACAGATGTTAAGTCAGCTACCACCAGAACAAGCTGCAATGCCTAATGTTGCAGAGATGGCAATGTCACAAGCTGCCCAGCAAGTAATGAATGCTAATAAGCAGATGGGTGCTGCTTCTTCTCCAGAACAACAGATGGTTGAACTTGAGAAAGCCAGACTTCAGATTGAACAACAGAAACTTCAGTCTCAGCTTATGAAGGATGCAACAACTGCTTCCTTGAAAAATAGAGAGTTGGATATTGAAGAAACGGAAGTTGCTTTAAAAGCTATTCAAGATGGACAGAAAGATTTGTTGAAGTCGGAAGAGAAGGAAAAGGATAGAATTAATAAACAAGCACTTAAAGCTGTCGATACTCTAATGTCTGCCGCTCAACAAGAGGCAAGGATTCAGAGTGATAAAGAATTAAAAGCTATGGACCTTATAGGTAAACTTAGCCAAATTCAAGATACAAGAGAATCTAAACAAGAGTCAGATAGTTTGAAGGCTTTAATTTCAATTATTAGTGCGGCGCAATCTGAACAAAAAGACAGCATGGATGCACTCTTTAGAATTGCTGATCTTGCTGCAAAAATTGAAGGAGAGTAAATATGAAGAAACTGTGGGAAAAATATTTTTCAAAAGCTAAACAGGTTATTAGCTGTGCTAATTGTGAATGCACAGTTCAATGTGGTGCTTGGAAAAAAGTAATTATTTCAGGAGTTGTTGGTATTATTATAGGAGCAATTATCGTATATGAACTTATGGGATGAGATTGTATTGTCTTTAAATGAAGAGATGGAAAATTTAAAGACAACACTAGCAGAAGGGGGTGCAGAAAATTATCCGTCATATAGGGAACTGACAGGATTTTATAAGGGTATTGCATGGGCTAGAAATGATTTGACAAGAATAGTCAGAACAAGATTTGATGATAATGATTTAGGAGAAGAATAACCATGCAACAAGTAGCACTACAAAAAGCAATAAAAAATGACGAATGGATTAGCGGAGAAGAGGAAGATGTTAAAGACCCTTTTCCACTACCAGATATGCCGGGATATACAGTTCTAATTAGACCGATATCTGTAAAGTCAAAAACAAAGGGTGGTATTCTATTACCGGATTCTACCAAAGATGATATTTCTTATCTAACAACGGTAGGCAAGGTTCTTGCAGTTGGTGATCTTGCTTATAAAGATAAGCCTAAATTTCCAAAAGGAGATTGGTGTAAGGTAGGAGATTATGTGTGTTATGGTAAACATGCAGGAACAAAATTGATTTATAAAGGAATTAAACTTCTTTTGTTATATGATGATCAGGTTATGATGCGAGTGGATAGTCCGAAAGATTTGGACCCTACTTTTAATTTATCTAATTAAAACTTGCATCCTAAAGTAAAATAGTGTATAATATAGATATTCGTAATCGTCTGTGTCGAATCAGCGGAGAAAGGAAATATAGTAAATGAGTAATGATGCCGAGTGGGACGACGTAAATGTTCCCGAAAAAGTTGAGTACGAGGTAGAGGAGGAGCAACCGCAAAAAGAAGTGAGGGCGGAAGAAGCACCTGCCGCACCCCCTCAACAGGAAAGAGAAGAGCCTAATCAAGAAGAAATAAAAGAACTTGATGGGATTGAAACAGGTGGAGCGCAAAAACGGATTCGTCAGTTAGTTCGTCAGCGTAAGGAGAGAGAAGAAGAAATAAGAAACCTTCTTAGAGAGCGTGATGAGCTAAAGACAAGGTTGGTTCAAAGAGAGAAAACATTTGTTGATACCCAGAAAACAACTACGGATATTAATGAACAACAAGTACAAGATAAAGTTGCTTTAGCTAAGTCAGCATATTTGGAAGCGTATAATTCTGGAGATGGAGAGAAAGTCCTTGAAACTCTAGAAGTTTTGAATAAAGCTCAATTTGATCTTGATAGTCTTGGAAAGCAGAAGGCTGCTTTGGAAGATTATTCTAAGTCAATTGAAACTGCGGAAAAGCAAGCGGAAGAAGCTCCGCAACAACAGCAGAGAAGACCTGATCCAAAAGCACAGGAATGGTCTGAAAATAATGACTGGTTTGGTAAAGATAATGCGATGACCGCTGTTGCACTTGCTCTTGACGCTGAACTAAAGCAAATGGGTTACAACCCAGAAGAAGATGATTTTTATAAGGAAATTGATAGACGTATTCGTGTTGAATTTCCTCATAAATTTACACAAGAATCTACTGAAGAGCCAGTAGAAGATCGGGCGCAGCAGAGCGTACCTGCTGCACAGGTGGTTGCAGGAGCCTCACGGACTCCAGCTAGTTCCAATAAGAAGGTAAAACTTTCTCAAGAAGATGTAAGGATTGCTAATAAATGGAATATACCACTTGAGGTCTACGCCGCTGAAAAACTAAAGGTAAGTAATTCAGAAGGTGATTATACAGACATTTCTTTTAACCGTGGGAGTTAACTATGAACACACGAAAAAATGATACAGCACGTTCAGCCAATCTTAGAGAAGCTAATACTAGAGAAACTGAATGGACATATGAGGAGCCGAATGCCCTTGATATTCCTGATCCTGTAATTAACAGGTTTATTAATGAAGGACTATCGCTACGTTGGATTCGTATAAATCTAAAGGGTGGAGATGATTACCAGAATGTTGGTAAGAAAATGGCTGAAGGATGGACATTCGTTAATCCAGAAGAGGTTCCAGAGATGGCTATTTCCTCTGTCGTGCAAGAGGGTGGGCGCTATAGTGGAACGGTCTGTCGTGGTGACCTAGCCTTGGCAAAAATGCCAACAGGTAAACTAGAGGCTCGTAAAAGGTATTATGAGGACAAGAGTAAACAGCTTCTTGATGCGGTTAATTCGCAACTAGAAGGTTCATCTGATTCTCGTATGCCTATTAGTAATAACAGTCGATCTTCAGTTACTAAAGGAAGGCGTCCTGCTTTTCAAGAGTAATTAATGGGGATTGGGATTTAACAAGGGAGAAACGAAATGACGACTACTAAAAATCTTCGTGGTTTCCTTCCAGCCCGTAAACGTGGTTCTAGTGGTAACTCTACAGGGTTCGATGAAATTCCCATCGTATCTGGCGATGCTAGAAGTATTTTTACCGGAGACTTGGTTAAGACGAGTCTTGGTAATGTAGAAGTAGTTTCCGCTGATGCCGATTTCTCGGACGGCGTTTTTATGGGTTGTCATTATGTGGCAAATGGGGAACCTAAATATAGTAAGTATTGGCCCGCTAATACAAGTGCAACGGACATTAAGGCTTTCGTTGATACTGATCCAAAGTCAACTTACTTCATTCAGGCAGATGCTTCGGTTTCTGCTGGCGATATTAATACCGTTAACTTTGGTCTAACTCTTGGCAGTGGTAGCACTGTTACGGGTCAGTCCGGTTTTGGTGTTAAAGCTGCAACTCGTAATACTACCATTCTTCCTGTAAGGGCTATTGCCGTTAAGGACGAACCCGGTAACGATATTACTGTTGCTGCTGAAAGAGCTTTTCCAGTTGTGGAAGTTCGTATCGTTAAACATGTTGATGCCAAACTTTCGGCACCATCAGGAATTTAATAGGGGAGGTTAATCATGGCTATTAATAGAGCTAGTATTGCTAAAGAACTTCTCCCCGGTCTTAATGCTGTATTCGGATTGGAATATGGAGAAGTTGATAATGAACATGAGTCTCTTTTTGAGGTTGAAAGTTCTGACCGAGCTTTTGAAGAAGAGGTTCTATTTACGGGCTTCGGCTCCGCACCTGTAAAGGGTGAAGGCGCTGCTGTTACTTATGAGGATGCAGGTGAAAGTTACGTCGCTAGATATGTGAATGAAACCGTCGCCCTCGCCTTTGCGGTAACGGAAGAGGCTATGGAAGATAATCTGTACGATACGTTTGCTAAGTTGCGGTCGAAGGCTCTTGCTAGAGCAATGGCTAATACGAAGCAGGTGAAAGCTGCGGATATCTTTAACAATGGATTTACGGATTCGGCTACCTATCATGGTGGTGATGGCGTTCCGCTTTTCAGCGCATCCCATCCCACGATTGATGGTACTCAATCTAATGTCCTTTCGGCTGCTGACCTCTCGTTTTCTTCGCTTGAGGCGGCACTAACTACAATTCAGAAGATCAAAGATGATCGTGGAATCCTTGTTGGTGGTTCGGCGGTTTCGTTGCATATCGCACCGGATAACTGGGCGACTGCAAACTCTTTGATTAACTCGACCCTCATTCCGGCGTCGGGTACGGTTACGTCCTTGGGTGGTTCTCAAGCGGCGACTAATCCTGCTGGTTGGAATGATGTGAACTCTGTTCGTAGCATGTCGATGCTTCCGAAGGGTTCGGATATTAACCGTAGGTTTACGGATACTGACGCTTGGTTTGTTAAGACGAATGTTCCTAACGGCACTAAGATGTTCACCCGTGCGCCTCTTCAGACGAAGATGGAACCGGATTTCGATACGGGCAATCTTCGATTTAAGGCTAGAGAGCGTTACAGCTTTGGCTGGTCTGATTGGAGAGGTTTCTTCGGTAATCAAGGTTAAGAAACCAGATAAGGGGGAGAGAGGAATCTCTCCCTCTTAAACTATAAAGGATTTTTATATGTCATCAAATATTAAAACAGCAATGGTTGTTGGGGGTGGAACTGGTAGCGGTATCCTAGTTGATATTACTACATCTGTAACTCTTAACCAGACCAATACTGATGATACTGGATTTCGTATTTATGCAGTTTATGCTGATGCCGCTGGAGTTTATCAAGTTACTGGTGAAAAGCAACATAATTCTAGTGCGGGTACGGCAATTAAATTTAAGGCGGTTGCAGGAACCGATCTTTATCTAGGTGATTATGGACCGCTTGTTAAGGGAGTAGCTAAAGTTTCTGCACCTTCTAGTGCGGCTGTAATTACTGTATTCTATGGATAGATAGATGCCCTCGTATTCTACTCTTGTAACAGATATTAAAAATACTTCTGAAGTTGATTCAACTGAATTTGATAATCAGATTGATAACTTTATTACTAAGGCTGAGTACAGGCTTATTAAAGAGCTAGATGATTTTGGTTTAGATGTTATTACAACTGTTACTGCTGCTGTAGGTAATCCGCTACTTAATGTAGCGAGTGATATTAGAGTTGTTCGTAATGTAAATATTACAAATTCAGATTCAGAAAGAGTTAATCTTTTAAGAAGAACTTCAGAATATATTTATGATTATTGGCCGGTAGTTGCGTCCACAGCAGAGCCTAAATATTATACTCTGCGAATGGCAAGCAATAGTTCTGAAACTACTGCAATTTATTTAGCACCGACACCGGATAGTACATATAGTACTGAGGTTACTTATGTTACAAAACCATCTGCATTAACAAGTGTTAATCCTAATAATTATTTTTCTGATTATTGCTATAATGCATTATTTTATGCATGTATGCTAGAAGCATCTTTATACTTAAAGAGTTTTAATACTGTTGCGATTTGGCAAGGAGAATTAAAAAATGCTATTGATGGTTTGAGGAATCAAGCTAGACGTACAAGGCAGGATGACATGCAGAATAATACAAGTCCTGCCGGTAGTGCAGATACAGTTATTCAAGGTAGTAGCTAATGACTATTACAAGAGCTAAAACTAAAAAACAGTTAACTGGTAATAAAAAGAAAAAGCC